GGCTTGAAATGTTTTCGCCGAGTCGGGTGATTCCTTCGTTTAATGGACGATCGTGAGTTAGACCCGTAGTCAAACCCTCAATCACCGACTCCGAAATCTCAATCATCTTCTTTGACGGAGAGTTGATGCTAAGAACGTTCTTTAAACCGCCAATCATAGACGAACCGATATTACCTATACTACCTGCGATTGATCCCGGAATATCGGCGAGACCCTTGAGCAAGCCCTTACCTACAGCTACCGCAAGATCTTTACCAGCTTGAATAAGTACGTGAAGATTCGCATCTACGCTATCGGTTATACCATTGACGACGTTAATTAGGAAATCCCAACCGGCATCTACAAGAACCTTGATGTTTCTAGAAAGACCGCGTAGAAACGAAACGACTACGTTTGTGGCGGCCTGCATCACAGCCTCGGCTGCCGTACCCATACCTTCGATCATCTGAATGATGATGTCTGCGCCGGCAGCAACAATTTGTGAAGCCCCGTTGGCGATGGCTGATAGATACGAAGTCAACACGCTAATCGCGGCGGCTGCCACGGAAGAGATGTTATTCGCAATCCCGCTAAGGAATTCGGCCAATAAAGACGCGCCCTTAGCTACGATATCGCCCATTCTACCCGTGATGGTCTCGAGGAATTTTAGCACCACATTGACGGCGAGTGTCGCCACTTCCTCAATATTGTCCAATAACCCGCGGAGAAATTCCTTCAAAAGTGAATAGCCAGTGGCCAATATGTCGGGGAAAGCATCTCGAATCACTTTAAGCATCGACGTCAATATCGCCAGGAATGCCTCGGCAAATTTAGGCGCGTTGTCTATGATAAGTTGTAATAGAGCCTTTAGAGTTTCCCCTAAAGCTTCTACCATTTTGGGTGCTGCTTCCAAGATTTTAGTCGCTAAGGCAATGAAGCCTTCTCCGAACGCACTTATAAGACCGGGTAGAAGCTGAATCAAGTTCGACAGTGCGCTTATGATCACGTCGGCCCCACCGACTAGCGAGGAGACAAAGATCCCAAACGCCGACGCAACCAAGAATAGACCTGCGCCAAATAATGCTATACCGAGACCAACTAGCGTCAATGCCGCTCCAAAAGCAATGAGCATCGGAGTTACTGGCGTTAATACGGAGGCCATAACAGCAAACACAGCCATTGTTGCGGCTAAGGCAACAAGCCCCTTGATTATGTCAACCCAACTTATTTGTCCAAACTTACCTAGAGCCAGCGCGAGTACGCCAAGCGATACCGCCATGACGCCCAACGCTATTGCGCCGCCTATTGAACCCTGCATAACCGATGCTGCGAGTGCAAGTACAGCTAATGCTGCGCTCATCCCAACTAGACTCTTAATCAGCTCGGACCAACTCATAGATCCCATGATCTTCATTGCTGCAGCCATAGCGGTCAGACCAACTCCGATAAAGAGGAGACCTGCACCTACGGTCAACAAGTTCTTTGGCATCAATTTCAACGCGCCGGCAACGACAACTAAGGCGCCGCCCATAGCTAGAAGACCTTTGGCGATTTCGCCAAGACTTAAATCAGAGAATGATTTCACCGCGTAGGCTAAAACGTTCAATGCGACAGCGAGAGCAATCATGCCCACGCCCTTTGCCATCATACCATCAGGCGTTGCTTTCATAGCTAGAGTTACGATAGCCAAGCTTGCAGCGACCCCGACGAGTCCTCTACTCATCTCGGTCCAGTTTAGCTCGGCAAACGATTTAACCGCCAACGCGAGTACGTTCAACGCGATGGCGAGACCGAGCATACCAACACCGGCGGAAATCATGCCCCCCGCATTTGCGGAGAGGCTTTTCGCAGCTAAAGCTAAGGTTCCCACTAGTAATACTACTGCACCAAGACCTTTGGTTAGATCTTCCCAACCGATTGTAGAAAGAACCTTTAACGCTACCGACAAAAGAAGCACCGCGCCAGACAAGAGAACTATTCCTGCAGATAACAGACCTAAACTTAGTCCGCTGGAAGGACCACTGGTCACAGTAGTTAACAGCGCCATGGCGCCAACTAATTGTCCGAATCCAATAGCCATAGCCGTCATCGACTTGGTTAAAGTCGAAGAATCAATTAGCGATAAGACGACAATTGACGCTGTTAACAGACCCAACGCCGCAGCAATCTTAAATAATGCTTCAGATTTAACTTTCAATTGCAGCGACTCTAGCGTTCCGGTCAAAGTTTCAAATGTTTTGCTTACGTTAGAAAATAGACCTTCCGCGCCGAAGCTGAAGTCGGTATTTAAGAACTTCCGAATTGCCAACACCAAAGCTCCAAATAATCCGACGTTTATCGTGTCGATCGTTTGACTGTAGTCGGCATTCGCAAATATGTTACCTATTTCTTTCGGTATATTTCCAAGTTGTTCCTTTAGAAAACCGCCGAAGTCTCCAAGTATAGACTTTATTTCGCCAAGCTTATCGATGAACCAACCAAAAGCTTCTCCCATTTTGCGTGTTCCAGTGATAACTGGACTAAAACGATCGCTCATCCTGGCTAATACGCTAGATACTTTTTCTGGCAGCGCCACGTCAAGCGATTCGAACGTTTGTCTGAAAACTTCTCTCAGCGATTGAAATGCTCCGATTAAGCGGTCGACAACGTTCCCCAGCGTTATCCCGGAGAAGAATTTTTCTAACGCATTACCGATGTCTGTGAAGAGTTTGGCTATGCCGTCGCCATCGACAAGGCTTGTCTTTAACGTTTGAACTGCGCTTCCGAGATTCGACAGGAAATCCAATACGCCGTTGCCACCACCGACACCGTCGGAAATAGCACTGAACACTCTTCCGAATAGGCCGGCCACATTGCGAAGAATTTCTATACCAATAGAAAGACCCGCAAATACTCCCGTGAAAACTTCTTTTACTTTTTCAAGTTGAGGCTTGGACAATACTAAACCCTGCGTAAAGTCGCGGAACGTGTCGGTCATCTTGAGTAAATCAATGGACGTTTTAGCGGGAAAGATTTCTCGGAACGCTTCTTTGACAGTAATTAATACTGCGCCGACGGCTTTGAAGGCATTCTTTAAACCATCGATGAGAATTGTACGCCCACCAACGTCTTTCCATCCTTGTAAAAGCGCATTGCGTGAATCTGTCGAAGCGCCGACAATACCGCCGAGGGCTTGGCTTACATCCGTGAACAGAGTCTTCGCCTCTTCGAAATCGCCGAATATAATTCTGAAAGATGCCGACCATCCAGACCCAATACTCTCTTTGACTGTGTCGATTAATTGAGTTAAAGTTTTGACCTTAGTCGCGGCTTCTTTACCTGTTTTACCGAGGGCCTGAATTTCAGTAATCTGCGCAGCGGTATACCCCATAGATTGGAGTTGCGCCTCGGTTAGATCTCCAGTGAAATTCTGTAGCGTATTGGTCAACACTTCGCTTGTCAACCAGCCGTCTTCCAACGAACCTCGGAACGTGTTTCCAGCGGCAGTCCATTCGGCAAATGTTTGATTCAAAGGAACATTTGCGATGGTTCCCATGTGCTTACCGGTCTCAAACAAAGCCTTTTGAAAGACCTCGCCGCCCATGCCGGCATTAACGATCGAGTTCCAGTCCATTAATTTAACAGAGCCGCTCGCGATTGCTTGTGATAGCTGATACATCGCAGAAGACGCTTGTTGCGAATTCGATCCTGATGTCGCAGCAAGGTTTGCGATACCTTTAATTGCGCTAACTGACGTGTCCAAATCGACGCCGGCGGCAGTAAAGGTGCCGATGTTTTTTGCCATCTCACCGAAGTTGTAAATAGTCTGGTCGGAATATTGATTCAACTTGTCCAACGCTAGGTTTACGTCATCTAGCGTTGTTCCGTCGGCACGAGTGTTAGCTAATACCGTCTGAATAGCATTCATATTCGTTTCATATTCTCTGAACCCAGACATTACTTGGTCTAGAGATAAAGATTTTGCAATACGAATTCCGGCGTCAACCGCACGATTTACTATGTTCTGAATGACCGTAAAGGCAACGACGCCCATTCCGGTGAATTTTTCAGATATCTCAGCTAGTGCGCTAGAGATTCCGTCCAGATGAAAGCCTTTGGATGCCGAAGTTAAATCGGCGAGTCCTTGTTTTGCACCACTAAAATCCAAACCGGACTTTAGCTTACCTAAACTTGTTGTTGTTGTTGCGATATTCTCTTCAAACTTCTTGTTATCAAAGATCATCGATACAATTCGATTATCTACATCACCCATTTTTCACCTGCCTCCATACTTCATCTGTAATTTCATCAAATAACGGTTGTAGTGCGGGGTTAATATAGTCTCTGCCGGTCACAAATCCGCCGGTACCAGTCCCATGACCAAACTGTATAAGAATTGCTATTTGTTGTCCATTTACAACGTTTGTGTTAGACCAAGTAATGCTATAGCGTCCGCGTTTTCGTTCAACCGTATAAGTCCACGATTGGGCGGTCTTGCCGGTGTTGGTGGGTGTGGCCGAAGCTAACAATTCCACTCCACGTTGACCGAATCGTTCCAAGGAGGCAAACGCCGCCGCTTTTTCCATGTTATTTATAAACGCCTCGGTCTTATCGAAAGACCCCGAAGAGGCTACGGTAATCATACCGACGACGCATTAGCTTTAAGGAACACCATGGCGCAACCGTAGAGGTTTGTCGCCGAAATTGCTATGGAAGTTGGTAGCGACGTAAGACCACTGCCTTGTGAAGCGACCGTTGGTGTAGAGCCTGGTGGATTTTCAATAACACCTAAACCCATTGGAACTTCACTATACAAAGAGGCTAATTGCACCGATCCGGAGCCGAGGGCTAACCCGCCGACCCAGACAATTCCTCCCGGAAGAGTTATTGAACCCGTACTACCTTCGATGTATCCTGTAGCGGCGGTGGATATTGTCGCTGACGCCAATGGCGCACCGGTGGGCATACCATCAACTCCGTTGGCATAAACAGCGGCTAAGAAAGACGATCCTGCCCCCGCAGTTGTAACCCGAATGCCCAAATGCGATATCGATCCGCCCTGCGATGGTATTAACAATGGTCTTAAAAGCACGTGACCGACGGTAACGGTAAAGTTTGCTTCTGATCCTGGTGGACGATATCTGAGGTTAATCTTCCATCTAACGCCGTTGTTGCCTGCCTGACCTTGAATTCCTTGAATTCCTTGAATTCCTTGAATTCCTTGTGGGCCCGTGGCGCCGGTTGCCCCTGGAGGACCGGGAACTGTAGATGCTGCGCCTGTAGCGCCTGTAGCGCCGGTTGCCCCCGGAGGACCGATCGGACCTGGTACCGTGGAAACCGCCCCCGGGATACCTCTGGGACCCGTGTGTACTATTGCGATGGATTTAGACGCTGGGTTTACAACGATCCGTTGATCTAATGTGTGAATTTTAATGGTCATGTCGTAACCGACTTTCGGAATTCCACTTCCAATTTGCGATCAAAAATAGCATATGGTTCTCCGCCAGAAATTCGTTTTAGATCCATAAAGCCGTTCGGGTAAGTTATCGCCATTGTGACCGAATTGTCTAAGGTTAAAATTATTTCACCGTCGGTGCCATCGCCGTCGAACGTGACGACCCAAGATGCAATCAAAACACCAGACGCAGTTCGAATGTCGCTCGTTATGGTGTCGCCAGCCACGTTAATCCCTAAACTTACGGGCACAACGACGGTGCGACCGGTGTGTACTACAAGTATGTCGCTCATTAGCGTTCCTTAGTTATACGGCTTTCATGATTTTCAAGAAAGCGATGGACGGTGGTACGTTGTTGTGTGCTGTGGCGGAGGCGTCTGAAACGTAGGAGGTGTTTGGCGCTTGTGCCGTCACAGCGTGCGTGTGCAGCGAGTTCTCATTTCCGGTTGCTCCACCAATAGAAACGGTGTGTGCGTGGAATCCGGCTAAGTTAGTGGTTGCGACTAACGCCATGTTATTTGGCATTGGGGTTGCGCCAAGTTGTAGGACGTTTCCTAAACCCGTAGACGTAACAAAACTACCTCCGGTGTTTGGAACGTGTTCGTGTTCTCCGCCCATCCCCGACGTAAAGTTACCTTGTTGGGTGTGTGTGTGGTATGCGCTTTCGTTCCCCGTCGATCCGCCGTGGTTGTGAGAATCGACCACATGATTGTGCGATTTTAGCGGCGTTTCACCAACCGTCAGCACGTGTGTTTTGGTGCCGCTAAGTTTCCCGATAGCGTTGTAATCCACATCGCCCGTGGTATACCCAACTACAGCCCGACCGCCCGTGTTTGGCGTCACGATGTTTGCGCCAGATTTCATAGATACTGGTAGTACCGCCCACAATAAAGGGTAGAGTGTTTCTCCGTTTGTAATTGTTTGACCATTTAAAGCAATCCACCCCACCGGAGCCGTCAAGCCAATGTAATCGACAATAATGCCAACCGGCTGCCCAACTCCGAGAGTAGCTAAAAGGTCGGCCATCTCGGCGTCAAACTCCGCGTTACTGATTCCTGGAAGTCCTGTCGCCCCACGAACGTTACCGGCGTTTATAGTTCCTCCACCGTGCTTTGTTAGTATCAAGTTATTGCCGACCACAGCCCCGGAGACCACCGAGTTGTTCTCTATGGTCAACATTCTTTCTGCGGTCATGCCATTTACGGTAACCATGATTATCTCCTTTTAGTAAGTTAGATCGCTAATCGCGTATGTGGTTGGAGACAACTGAACGGCGTTAGCTTGTAATATCTGGAACGAGTTTGCATCCAACATGCTGATCAAATTATCCGGACCTTCGGCAGTCCACGTGCCGTCTAGGTTATCGGTAATTCTAATTACTACCCAGCCGCCAATGAAGTTCACCAAAGTTGATATCGGTGGAACTTCAGGTGCCGTGACGCCGTCCCCGTATAAAGTGGACTCAATATCGGCAAGTAATATCGGATTTGTGCGTCTCGAGTCAAAAACCACGTGCGCGGTTGGGCGAAATCCGTCAACGACTTCCGGAATGGTTGTTATAGTCCACTCGAATTCCGTGGCGGTACCCGTGTCGCCAAACGTGTAGTTTTTTGGGGACACGGTGGCCGTAGCGTTATACACGATATGTATTTTATAACCGGCGGAAGAATCAATATCGTTGCCGACCAATGTGCGATACGAAAGACTAAATGTCGTTGGCGTTTGGTTAGTTAAATACAAACCGTTTCCGCCAGAAAGAATTCCTTCGCAAACTAGAAATTCGTCGGGGTACGTATATGCTTTAACTGTCGCTGAGAAATCTCCCGGTGATTTAGTTCGTGCAAATTTAACCCCATCGAAATATAAGGGTGTTTCTTCTTGTCCTGTTGTGGTTTCTGTGACAGCCGTCAGTCCGTTCCAAGCGACACCGACAGAATTTGATACGTACAAAACTCCGCGGTCAACGCCAGTTTCGTAGGCGCGTTCGCCTGGCTGGTCCCAAACAATAGTAGCCATTTGCCTTATCCTTTAGTCCCAAGTTGTAATTTTCTTTGTTCGTTTAGGTCGCGATTTCTTTGAGAGATCTCTGCCGCGGACATCTTTTTTGGTTTTCCGTTTTTTGTGCCACACACTCGAATAAGCGCAAACAACCTATTTAAATGCCAGTATTGACATTCGAAAGGAATTGCGAAGCTAATCATCCAGTAGTAAACCAATTCGGAAGTTATTATTTCTTGCGAATTCTTCGAGGAAGTTTCGACAAAAGTTGTCGCGGTCTGTTTATCATCAATATAAGCTTGAATCTCATCGTATTGCGCCATGGTCAGTTGCATTAGCGCGTCTAGATGAAGAAAATCGCCAACGAGCATACACGCGATGTACGAGTGTATCTCGGAATCGTTTTTAGGCGTCGGCCCGAGAAAAGGCCGCTTATGTATTGCCTCCCATTTTGACAAAGAGATCAGGGAATGCTCCAAGTTGATAACCGCCGAAACGCCGGTTTTTACGAATTCCTGTAGGTCTTCGTCGAACGTGTCAGTTTGATTTATCTGTAATGTGAGCATTCCCTGATCTCCTATTGCTGTCGTATTACGGGGTCCTGGTGAACGACCAGTCGTCATCGCTACCTGCGCTGAACACGTAAGAACCAGACGACGGGTTAGCTGTGATGATGAGCGTAGCGCCTGGCGTACCAATTGTGACCGTGCCCGTAACCACAGCGTTGGTATCGCCGCGACGATACTGAACACCCGTTACGGTCGGGATCGTAATTACGCCTGTTGCCGCGACAAAAGTTGGCGACGTTGTGGTCACAGTCGTTAGGGCTCCGGCGAACATTGTGAGCACTTCGTCCGGTAGTGGCATTCGAGGGTCGACGCCAACGCTACCGTAAAGAGTTGTCTCAAGAGCAGCCAGGTTGACCGGGTTAACCTTAGTTGAGTCGACCGTGATTAAAGAAGTCGGCTTCAAACTCGTTACTGCGGCAGCCACCGTAGTAAGCTCCCAACTGAACGTTATGATCTCTGGCGAATCGTTGATCGTCGAAAAAGCCCGCTCACTTGGAGTAGCGGTTGCGCCGTACACCAAGTGAATCTTATAACCGAAGTCATCGCCGACCACATCGTTGCCGACCTTGGTGCGGTAGCTTAATCCGAAAGGCTTGCGTGTTTGCTGACCAACAGTGACGCCGGGTTGCGCAACAACGCTGCCGTCGAATTGAATCCATTCGTCGGGGAAAGTGTACGCTTCGATCGTTGCTCCGAATTGTTCCAGTGCAATTAAGTTGAGATACTTAATGTTGTCGGCATACATTGGGCTTGCTTCGGCGCCGGATGGAGTTTCCGTTACGGAAACTAGACCGTTCCAGGCAACACCATTGGAATATAATCCGGCGGTTGGGATGTAAAGGACGCCCCGATCAACGCCCGTTTCGTATCGGCGCTGCCCAGTTTGATCCCACAGTAATTGTGTCATTATTAGTCCTTAAAAGAATAAATTGAATGTGTCATGATTTAAATTTTCAGCCGCATAGTGACGTGTAAATCTACACAGAGGTAATTTTGCGACTCGTGTCGGCACTTCGCTATCTGGGTTTTGGTCAATGACCGTAACCAAATATCGAATTTTTCCGTGATATACTTCGTCGTTAGCGTGATCTATATGCACTCCATCGCGATGGTACACGATACATGGATAGTGCATATTTAAATTTTGGGGTGGTTGAAAATATACATTCTCCGAACCGAGTGTCGCTTTTAATAACGTCTGTAAATCAAGTCGTCGGGCCATTGTATACCTGCCCTAGCGCCAAGATGAGACGGGGACGTTTGACTTCCACGTTTGTGATTGTCCACAACGTCCCCGCCCATCTAATATACCGAATATTAAAGAAGTTTTCAACCGCGTAATCGTCGGCAACTATTGAAATGGAATTGCCCGTAGATATGTCGGGGTGTAATGATTCCCCGGGAACTAAATTGCGAGTATTCCGTATAACATCTCCAAAATAAGAAGCTTCAACAATTAAATCGACGTATACGCCAGACCCTGGTGGATTTTCGATGGATTGGCCGTAACCAATTTCACCACAATATCTGGCCATCAAAGTCTCCTCTTAAATATCACGCGGGACGGCTGAAGCTCCAGCTATCGTCGTCGCTGGTCGCGAAGTAGTAACCGGGAGCAGGCGTTGCGTTAACAACATAGGTGGTTCCTGCACCGACGGTGTAAGGAGAACCGGCGGCGTTGATTACGGTTCCGGCGCCATTCTTGTAGACCACGCCTACCTGGTTAACAATTGTCAACAAGCCCGAGGCCGTAACGTATGAAGGGCTGGCTGGGGTAACCAGAATATCGGAAGGACCGACATTCTTGACAACCATAGCCGACTTAAGCTTCGTCAGTGCACCAGAAACTCGAGTCTCAATGAGATACTTCTGCCTGTTGTAGTCGATGTCAAAGTCGTCAAACATCGACACGTTTCCACCCTTGTCGGCGCCGAGGACGTAGTCCGCCGGGTTCACCAAGATGCCGACAATCTCAGGAGTTTCCTGCATTGCTTCGACTGGGATGATTTTTGCGACGCGCAATTCCAAAGCCAGTTCGTCCAAGCTACGATACATACGACGATTGTCACCGTCTCGGAGCGTGAAGAATCGCGCAATCCAATACTCTGTGGTGTAGAGATTTGGAGTGCCGGTACCCTTCAACTTACTTCGATTTAGAATGATTGCGTCAATCACTTCCAACATAGATGAGCCGGCGTCACCGACATTCACGGAGATCTGCGTGGTGTACATTTCATGGTCGGTTGCGATTGGGCGAATGCACTGATCGTTAATCTTATCTTCCGACGCAACGTCTCGACCATCGCCAACTAAAATCTGACGAGCGAGCTCTTCGTCAAGCATCATGCGCATTTCGGCCTTCAGCCAAGCAACAACATCAAAGTCGGTGATATCGACAATGTCGTCGCGGTCCAACGCTTGCTTCTTGTAGATCGTCGTAGGGCTTGTGGTGCGCTTTGCTACGGTGAAGAATTCCTCCTTCTTCAAACTTCCAGTCACGTAACCCTTTGCGCGCGCCTCGTCCATCGTGATGTCTGCAGAAACAGTCTTGATACGAGCAAATGGACTCTTACGAGTGTCGGCGATGAGGCCGGCTACCCATTCCGTTCGACGCTTAAACCATTCTGGCTCGCCACCAACAGTCATTGCCTCTGGGAATAGCGTATCAATATCTGTGATGTTGTGTGCAAGAGCATATCCTTCGACGACATCTCGGAGACTGTTGCCCCGCATGGCTTCGCCGAGAATGCCCTTCATGTCATCGTGTGACAGGACGGGACGGTCATGCCCAGCATTATTTTCGAAAACATTCATTCCATTGGTTCCTTCGTTAGTGTTGCCTTGAGTAAGGCTGTTGGTTGCTTCGTTAGTGTTGCCTTGAGCGAGGCTGTTGGTTGCTTCTTCGAGTGCTGCACCGATCATAAAATGAAGAACATCTAATTGTTCTTCAGTTAAACTATCGTAAACATCTTGCACTGTTTTTCCCGACATGTCGTTCTCCGCATGTTGTATATTAGGGTCTTCGTCTTCGACATCTTCGACATCTTCGTCTTCGACATCTTCGACATCTTCGCCTTCGACATCTTCGCCTTCGACATCGTCGACATCTTCATCGTCTTCGTCGTCTTCGAGACGGTCTTCGTCAAAATTGGCGCCGGTGTGAATGATAACTTCATCTTGCAATGTTGTTTCATCGAATCCGGCAAATCCGTCGGAGTGACGAATGGTGACATTTTCAATCAAAGCGCCAGGATTTGCGCCTGACAATACCAGACTAACTTCTCGAATTGCTCCGGAAAGCACGCGGCCGCCGCGCTCGATTAATTTGTTAGCCCAAATAGACATGGCGTTAATGTCTCCATGTTCTACCAGTTCGCGAGCGTGCTTACCAGGCTCGGTCGTGTTGAAAAAACCGTACGCATAAACTCCGTCCGGTCGATGCTCCAGAATGGCATGACCCAATACGTTTAAAGGATCGCCATGTCCATGTTGCCACACCAACGGAACTCGAGCGCTATGTTGGTGTTTAAACGCGTCAGGCATGATCGTTCGACCGTCGGCACACATAAGTCCGGCTTTAGTAGCATAGCCACTGAAATCTGCTTTCATTTTGACACTTCCTTTCTTAAGCCGGAACGGCTTAACTTTGTTGTGGCATGTTGCTGTTTATCAGCTGATCCGCCTTTGGGTCCTTTGATGGCGGTATGCCGAGATAGGATCTGATTTCGTTCGAAGTCATAATTTCATTTCGTGTAAATTTATCAGCAATTTCAGCGATCGCCGAAATTGGAACTAACTTAAACGGATCGCGAAAGTATCGAATTCGTTCTCTTTCTTTTGTTCCGAGTAATCCTAAGAACGCTCGTTGCATTGCTTCGACAATGGCATCTAATATTGGCTCCACTGTTCGAGCGAAGTAGTTTAACATTTCTTTTTCGTCCGCGGTTCCATCCATCACCGATTTAGTGATGCCGAGTTGCGAATACAACATGTCCGTCAAATATTCGACTTGTGCTAGTAAATTATTCTCTACCGGTCGATTCAACTGCGTAATCTTTTCCGTACCATCAGTATAAGCAATTCCGTACTGACTACCTCGGAGTTGAAACTCGATGTCTTCTCTACGCTTTTCGGCTTGTTGTCTACGTGCTTCAGATTTAATCACGTAAGGCAATTGAAT